TGTTTCCATTGAATATCTTACGTTATCTATATCTACTGAATCTGTCATTATCTATATCCTGCTTTAGATGCTACAATGTCTATACCTTGTGCATGATCAAAACTTTTTCCAGCAGGTATTTTAACATTAGCTCTAATGTATCTACCTGATTGTCTAACAGGATTAATTCCACTATCTACCATAGAAGATGAACTAGACTCTATTTCTGTGTCTGCTAATCTTTCTCTAGTTTTTACAGTAACTGTTGCTTCTGCATCTACTATTGGTCTAATTCCTTGAATATTAGTACGAGCTCCTGGAAATGCTTCTATTTCTGCTGTTTCTATCTCACATATATTTGAGTTTCCTGAAAAGATTGCAGCTTTAAAATCTCCATCTATTCCACCTAAAAACATTTGTCCACCATTCCAATAATCTGTATCTAATGCAGCATTAATGTTTTCTAAATTTTGTGAAATAATATCCATTAATTCTACAGTATATGCTCCTACAAATTGAGAAAATATTTGACTAGCATTAACTTCTGCTAAAGACCATTTTTGCGTAGCATAATTATATATAATAATTCTATCACAAATACCTGTAGTATTGTTAGTATTATTTGTGCTTGGGTACAACCACATAGCTAATTGATTAAAAGGATCAATTGCTGCTACTATTCTATCAGAAAATGCTTTATTTAAATTAAGATCAAAAAATCTATTAACTTTTTCTACTCCAATAGGTACTACATTATCACCTTGTATTTCATAAAATCCATCATCTGCAAGAAAGAATACACGTCTATTATCTTGACATACTGTTCTTCCAAATATAGCTCCTCTGTTTGGAGATATTACTGATAGTCTAAATACTGTTGCTCCACCAACATAGTCCATACGTACTATTTGATTTTGTCTAAATACATATCCTACCTCTCCAGAAGTAATATGAGTTATTTGTCCACCAGATCCTGGTAAATCTTGTAAGTCAGATTGTTTACCTGACCAAACTGTAATATCATTAATACCAGACCATTGTATTCTGTTAGTTGCATTTACAATATTACCTGTTACTAAGAAGTCTCGAACAACTCCTGAAACTCTAAATAGAGGACAAGTACCTGCTGTTTGAATAGAAGTAAGAGCAGCAAAGTTTGTAGATGTTCCCATTAAATAAAATTGAGCTGCGTCTACTCCATTACTTGCAATTACATATTGACCAAATTGTGTAAATGTCCAATAGTCATCATCATCTCCAGTTAAACTTCCTTTACGAGAAGTAAAGGTTCCTGATGCTAATTGATGTATATCTGTTTTTGTAGCTACAAAATTATAAACTGTATTAGAGTTATCTCTAAAAGAACCAGATCCATGAGCATCTTTACCTACAGTTGATGTATCTGAGTATGATACTAATGATGGAAATCTTTTATAAGATCCCATTGCGTGATAAACATTAGTTGCTACGTTTGCACCTTTCATACCATGTTCTGGTTGATCAGGCATCCATTCTCCAAAAGGTATTTGCATTATCTAGCCCTATAAAATGATAAGTCTGTTTGTATATCTGTTCTTTGAGTTACTGGTGCTCCACCATAAGAATCTTGTTTGTCATTATTTTCACATCTTTCCATAGCAGATATATACATTTGTAACCATTGTTGTACTTGGTTAGGATCTATACCACCTAAGAAGTTTGCTGCATGGTATAATGAACCATATAAATATATTCCTGGATGTTTGTTTAAAATGTAATTTGATGTATTAGAATCGCTAAGAGCTCCAAAAGCTTTATAGTATGATAAGTACCCAGTATAAGCAGTATCAGGAGCAGGCCCAAAACGTAAAGTTTCTGTTTCATTATCACTTTCTATTGTATAAACTCTAGGTCTACCAGCTGTAGATCCAGCTTTTATTTCAAACATATTATGAGGAGTTATATATTCTAAAACGTATTTGTTACTAGATAATAAAAGATATAAAGATCTTACTCCAATAAAACCAGTAGGAACAGATTCTGTTTCTGAGTCTATTGTAATAGCATCTATTTGTTCCATTTGTCTTATTCTTAGTTTAGCATTAAAATCAGCTTCAGTTAGTGCAATAAAATCTGCAATTTGATTAGTCAAATCAGATCTATTTAACCAATCTGCTATAGATGATTTTAATCCTGAAAATGTTGTTAATGCCATTATAAATTTCCTTCAGCTGTTCTAAAATATCTAAACTCATTACTATTAAGTTTAGTTCTCATAATTTTTCTTTGTATATCTTTAGGTAATTGAAACCAGTTGTTAGTTCCATTGTATTCTTTAGCCCATATAGAAAGTATTAAAGGTGGTATACTTGCCACTCTTTTCATTTCTTTAGCACTAGAAACATAACCACTATCGTGATTATATAATGCTTTGTTTCTTTTTAATAAAGGGTTTACATCTTGAGAGTTATTGATAGTTAATTGACCATCAGACTCTTGAATGTACTTAGTCTTTATTCCAGCATCATATTCAACTGATCTTACTTTACCCATAAATTATTCAGATAATTCTGTAATGTATAAATTTACTGATCCAATTACAGCTACTTTTTCTCCACCAGATACTTTAAAATATTCTGTATCTTTTGCAGGTACAAAAATTTTAGATGTAGTTGCTGTTGGGCCTGTTCCAAATTCTATATGACAATCAGCGTCTGCTGCTATTCTAACATATTCTATATTATTACCAAATGCAGCTGATGCAGCTGATGAACCAGAAGATGTTATTTTCTGAGTTGTTATAGGTCTCATTGCTATATGCATTTTATTTCCTTTTGTTAGGGGATGTTGCCATCCCCATAATTAATTATCTTCTTATAACGTAAGTAATTTCCATTTTAGATGCATTTGTAGAACCACCATTAGTGATTGCTTCAATTACAGATCCTTCAAGGACATCGTTAGTTGCAGAAGGTTCTACTGAGTATTTTTTACCTGCAGATCCTGATGCTACATGACTTATAGCTGCACTAGCACAAGCTACACCATCTATTTCAAAAGTAATAGCTGCTGTTCCTGTAGTAGTTGCTTTGTTATGTGCAAAGATTTTAATAATTCTTCCACCATCTGGTACATTTACAAATGTAGATGATGATGATGATACATCTGGTATTGCTGATGTTAAAAAATAGTCGTTAAGTGTTCTCATTTTGTTTCCTCATTGTTCCGATCTTAACCCCTCTCAGATCTTCAATGTTAAAATTATACTAGGGGAGCAGTATTGAGGTTGCCCCCCTAAGTATTTAATCTTTAAGATTAATTATTTAATCTATTAAGATGTAGTTAAGTCTGCAACTAAACCTGAAGCTGCTTCGTTTCTAGATTCTAGAGTTGCTTCAACAAGAAGCTGTCTTTTCTCTGAGTCACCAGTCTTAGCAAGTTCATGCATAGAGAAGTCTCTCAAGAACGCAATTCCCCAGTATTCCATGTCTAGTACATAAGCGTCTCTATCTCTAGAGAATCTATTAGGTACTACTTGCAATTGACCGAAGTCAGATGCGTACACGTCTACTGAAGTGTATAAAGTTGCGTCTGCACCTGCATCAAATCTAGTAGAATTACCAGTAAAACCTGATAATTTTTGCTTGTTGAAAGGCCCACACATAATCATAGATGGGTCTCCACCAGCATTCCATACTGATTTAATAACGTCTTTTAGTTGAGATTCTGTGAAAGCTCTTTGAGTTCCATCAGTTCTAGCAGTGTTTCCAACACCAGATCCTGTAGTACCATCTGAAGCTTTGTTATCATTAGTGATAGTCCAAGCTCCAAGAGTTCCCATTTTTCTCGCAGTTGTTGCATTTCCAGCTACTTCAGCAATGTTGCCAGTAATAGTAGCTTCCATATCTCTTTTAAGCTCTTTAGCTCTTTTAGCGATTTGGTATGCGATTTCTGATGCTCTACCTGCTTTATCAACAGACTCTTGAGTTCCAGTAATAACTACAGTTTTATCCATAATTTGAGAACTGTTAGAAAGTCTAACTGTTGCAGTTGATGCATCTAAAGTTGCTTCGTCACCTTCAATAACAGCATTGTTAGTAGCTGCTGATGCAAGTGAGTCTGTTTGCCATTCGTGAAGAACTGCAGTTGCTTGTGTTTTAGCTGCAGAACTTAGGAAAGGCGTATCTGTTGGTGAGATACTGTAGATAACGTCAGAAAGATCTTCTCTTT